GTTGACACGACATTGAGCGCGGACGTGTAGCTTGTGAGGGAAAACTGGTTATCGTCCTTTGTGGCCAAATACGGGCCATCACGGAAATCACATGGATTTACGCTCCAATTTGTGTCGGTTACACGATTAAGTATCTGGGGGGGATAATTGGGATGGGCAAAATAGATGGAGTTACCGTACTGGGCAAAATCCAACAAAGGGAGATCGGCATAGGCCCAAGGCGTAACTAGCTCGTAGGGTGTCCCGCCCGAAAGAATTTGCACGCCATCCCCGGTGTAGAACCGCATGTACAGGTTGCCCAACTCCAGGACATAGGAGGCGGTATTATTTTGGAACGGGAGCAAAATGGCCCCCTGAGAAGAGGTCTTGATGTTGGCCGCCCAGGTTGTGCCCATTCGACGTTGCGCACCACCCTGTGGTATAACGTTGAAATTCTCCAGACGCTCCACCCCATTGTTGTACTTTCGAATATCCAAACGCCCCCACATCAGGGGGGACAGCTCCCCGGAGGTGAAGTTAGTCTGAATGGGTGCCGAGTCCTGTTTCATTAGGTCGGAGTCCACTCCTGGGCGCTGAATTGGTAGAACCGGTCGTTGCCGTATCCTGGATCACGAGATTGAATCCAGTCAAAGGCTTCCATCTCCTGCGGGCCACCCTCCTGCGAGTCACGAGTTTTGGCGATACTGAGGTAGTCCTTGAAGGACTGGAGCATGGCCCGACGAGTATCCTCGCTTTGCACCAGAGTGGGGGCAAGTTCGGCGGCAATAAAGAAAGCCAGGGCCTCGAGAAAATCGTAGGAGTACCACACCTCATCCACATCGGATAAATAGATCAGAGATATGGTGTCGGCGTTGCAGTAGATGCTCAGCCCCTCAAGCCGCCAGGTGGGTACTCCATTGGCAAGGGCCAGCAGGCGCAGAGAGTCGCCCGGCAGGGTAAACATCTGGGAGTAGCCGAATGGAACCAAGACCTGTAGTTCGCCTCCGGTCCAAACAGCCGGAGTTGTGCCGGTGGCGATGAAAGTGAACCCAACCACGGGATCGGTGGTGACGCCCTGGTTGTTGACGGCAGTTATGTCAAACGTGCTCGCTGTGGTAACCACCTGGTACCTTGCCCCGATGGTCAGGGTTCCGGAATTGAGGGTGGTGACGGTGGGGTACAGTATCAGCCGGCGTGTGGCAAAAGCCCACGGGTGCATCCGCAGAAGCGTCTGGCGGCAGCGGTCGTACTGATTATACAGAAGCTGGCCAGCCACGCTGAAGTCTGTTCCGTCTATGGCGGTCACAGCCGGCACCCCCAGCTTGAGCAGAGCTGAGTTACAGGTGGCCAGCGCTATGGTTGCGTCGCTCATGTTAAAGTATCCGGTGTTTCTGAGGGAAAAATCCTAAACCCGTTGCAGGATCTCCCTGCACACCATGCCGGAAGTTTTGGTGCTGGTCAAATTATTTACCGCTGCTCGCTTAATTGCTCCGCGCGGCCACCGACACATTGGCGGCGGCGGGCGGAATGGATAAAAACTCCGATGCCGTCATCGCCTTGTCCTCCTGCTTGCGCAATCGCGCCTCATGGTCGGCCAACTCAGTAGTGTTTGCAAGCATCTGAAAGTGCTCCTGTTTTTGGCTGTCGGCGATTTCTGCCACAATGGACTGAAGTTGGGTGAAATCCGGCCTGGCCACATACTTGGAGTTCAGCCAGTTCCCCGCCACCACCGCAATGAATAGTCCGATACGCCAAATCCACTCGACGTTCCCGGCGTCGAGCAGGCGGCGGGCCACCTTTACATCGGCGGCGGTCTGCTGGACATCGGTGCGGTGATGAGGGTATTTACTCATGGGTTATTTGCCGGAGTTTTCCCGGTCGAGTTTTTTCAGGCTTTTCATAATATCCAAAGTCGCCAGATTGGCCGCGATGGGCGGGGCGAGATTCCACCCCTCTTTGTCATCGGCTGGTGGTGAGGGCAGCTTAGATTTATATTCGGCCAGGAGGCGAACGTAGTCCGCCCGGTAGTCGTCCGACGTGGCCCACCACAGCACTCCATCAACACGGTAGGGGTTCCCGATTAGCCCGGCATCGTCCTTGCCGGTCTGGAGGTCGGGCGCGGCACTTTTCGACGTCACTGTGGGCGGCGTCACCGTGTAGCACCCATAGGCCGTCAGCATCAACGCCAGCACCACCACGACCAGCAAGATGAGGGAGAAGCCGAACACGATTTCAAGCATCGTGGGCTTGCGGTGCTGGGCGGAGAGTTGCGGGTTCATCACGATACCTCGTCCCTTTCTTGTTGCTGCGCCGCCGGGTCAAGCGGATTGGCGTTCAGGGCCGCGTCGGTCGCCGCCCATTGCGCGGCCAGCGTCACCCCCGCCTTGGCGAGTGCGGCCTGCTTGAAGTCCGCCCCTTGGTATTCTTCGTGGAGGGCGAAGAAGTCGCTGATGACCGTCTGGAGCAGGTCAGCGCACGCGGCGACATCGCCAGTTGGCAGGGAGGCGTCCATGATTCAGTTGTTAAGGTACTGCGTGGCAGCGGGCGGAGGCGTGGCTGCGCTGTTCAGTGTGGCGCAATAAGGGAACATCACGTTGGGCAGCGCTTCCGACGTAGGTGCGGGAGTAGGCGTCGGAGTAGCCGCCGGCGCGGGCGTCGGAGTCGTGGCGGTCACAATCGCCCCGGCGGATTTCACCACGTCGGTGCCTACGGTTGCGACATCGCCGCCGATGGTCACTGTGGTTTTGCCCACCGTCACAACGTCAGAAGCGACCTTGTTCACGTCCGTGGTGAAGGTGCTGATGCCGTTGTTGACATTGGTGGCCAACGAAGCGCAGCCGGCGACGGCCAGCGCGAGAACTAGCGATACGATTTTCAGGATGGTTTTCATGGTTTGAACAGGTGAGTTTTTTGCAAGTTGGGTTAGCTGGCGGGGGGAGGCGTCACGGCAGGCTTGGGTGCAACCTTCGCCGCGTTCGCCGCCGCACTGGTGGCGACTGCCGCCGCCGTGTTGGTCTTGTAGGCGAGGAAGGCCGTCACCAGGGCGGTGACGCCGCCGACTACCTGCGTCGCGCCGGACTGGTCAATGTAGCCCTTGCCGATGCAGAAGGTGGCGATGCCACCGAGGATGATGTGAAGGAGTGCTTCGAGTTGGTCTTGGTTCATGGTGTTTTTTGGTTACGGTATCATCGGAATTAAAGAGGTTGCGCAGCAAAGAGCAACGAGAATAAATCGTTCATGGGGTGGGCGAGAGTATTCCAGTCACGATTACCTGGATAGTGTCCGTCGTCGCGGTCGCACCGGTGGTCACGCGCAAGGTTAAGCCGGCGGTGCTGTTGCATTGATAGGGCTGGGTCGCGAGCGTCACCGGAAAGTATTGCCCCGCCCCCGACGTGGTCAGCGTCTGCGCCGCCGACACGTTGTTCGTCGTCGCCCCCGCGCTCAGCACCACCACCGCGGGTACCGTCTCCGCCGTGATGACCCGGCTCGCAATCGCCCCAGACATCAGGGTGAACTTCTGCCCCGAAGGCGGTGTGTAAATCGTTGTGTTCGCAATCGAAGTCGCGTCGATGTTCGCCGACACCGTAATCACCTCCCCGTTCACGTTGCCCGTCGTTGTGATGTTGCTTCCCGACAGCAGACCAGAGACCGTCAGCGTGCTGCCGAACTTCGCCGCACCATTAACGTCAAAGGGAACGCCCGGGTCAGCCGGAGCCGAAGCATTGCCTGCGTCGAAATAAACATTCCCCGAGCTAAACAGCGTCGCCGCAATCGAAGTGTTTGCATAACCGCCAGGGACGAGGTAGATGTTACCGCCGCCAATGTTGATGACGCCTATACCACCAGGGCCATGCGAACTGATGATACTTCCGTTCGCCACCAGGTTGTATGCGCCACCGTAGGCTTCATCCGCAGCCGTGGACGCAATGTCGAGTTCCGCGAGCGCGGTGTTCCCTGCGTCATTCGCTTCGAGCGTGATTTGTGAAGACGCTTCGCCGTTGGTATCCTTGAACGCGGTGTCGCCGTAGAGCACTACTTGGTTGGAGTAAGCGTATTGCACCGGCTGGTTCATGGCGAATCGTAACGCCGGGTCAGTGAGATTGGGTGGAGGACCAGAAGATGGCGGCGCGTAATTCATCGTGTAATCGTAACTCTCAACGCCCCCCTTGTTGTCCGTGAACCAGGCAAACCACTGGCGCTCTGTGCTGTTCCCTTCGCGCACCATGCCGCCTTGCATCAGCATGGCTAACCCCTGGGACGCGGTAAGCGTCCCTGCGCCACCATCGCCCCGGAGAGTTGGCCAGCTCGAGCTGATAAAACTAAAGCCGTAATTTCCGCCAAACAATGCCGGCGGAACATAACCCATGGCACCTTCCTCAAAAACGTTTCCCGCAAGCAACGCCGTCAAATTCGCTGCGTAGGTTGTCCGCATTGCGTCATTGATGTTCCCCGCCGTTTCCAAGGCCAGCACATTTCCCAAGTAGCCCGGCGGCGTCGTGTTCGCCGAGGGATAGGCGTCAACAAAGATTGACTCACCGATAGTTGAGTAGGTCATCATTGTGCCGTTGATGGTGAGCGTCGGGATTAACCCCGTATCATTGCCCACCCCGCCCCCGCCAAAATAATAATGACCCATGCCGTCATTTTGCAGGACGCCCGGATAGTTGTAGAGCGTCTCCGCGTTCACCAGGGCGTTGTTCGTGGCGTTGATGGTCGTATTCGGCCCGGTCGGGGCCAGGTTAAAACTCCACACGCCCGCCGTCGCCGTCGCGTTGTTGATGACCGTGATATTCGAGTTGCCCGACCACGTCACCAGGTCGTTCCCGGTCATGATATTCCCATTGTTCGCCACCGTGCCGTTCGTGGCCGTCACGTTGCTGTAAATCACCCCGTTCACTAAATAATACCCGCCGAGGTTGAGGTTGCCGCTCATCGTGCCGCCCGACAGTGGCAGATAGCTGCCACCGCCAGCACTAACCCACTGAAGAACAGTGCCTGTGGTACTAAGCACGTTGCCGCTATTACCCGCCTGTGGGGGGATAAGCGGTCCACCGCCACTGGTAGTTGGGCCAGTCTGTCCAAGGGCGCAGGAAGCCAGCAACAAGAATAGCGCCGCATAGATGCGAGGTTTCATTAGACGACCACCTCCTCGGCGATGTTCACTTTGGTGGGGGTGGTACCATCCGACGCCATGGCGGATACGGCATTCCAGTTGGTGATGGTGATCATTTGACCTGGAGTAAGCACCAGGGCGTGGGTGGAATCGAGAGCTGTCGGATCGGAGGTGACCTTCAGCAACAGGTACACCGTGTTGGTGGGATCCGCCTGGATGATGGCCCACTTACGCTGGGCGGCTAGCAAAACGACAGCGGCGGTGGTGACCGAGGTCTGAAGAGTCATAGGAAAGGGGAAATGGCTGCCGGTTTACAGGGCCGGCAGCCATTTCAGTTTGGCTAGTCGACTACGTATTCGATGTTGCCTTGGATGGTTTTCGAGGCGGCCCAGGTTGCGCCCAGTACCGTGAGGTAGAGCAGGTCCGCCTCCGTGGTCACATACAGAGCGCCCTGAACTTGGGCTGCGCTGGTGCCATCGAGTTTTGCCGCTGTCGCCACACCCGCCGCAGCCACGGAAAGCGTGGTCGCAAAGGTGGTGGCGCTTTTGACATTGCCGAGCAGGTCCATCAGGCCAATATCAACAGTTGCGCTGGTGCCCATGGCCCCGAAGGAGAGGGACAATTTCAGAATCTTGGCCCCCTTGGGGATGATGAGCAGCCCAACCGTGGTGTTGACGATGTAACTGAACGTGGTGCCAGTGGCGAAGTTGAACTCCGCGTACCGGACACGACCCTCCTTGAGGATCGGAGTGATGAACGGCGTGTTCTCAGCGGCCCCGCCGAAGACGGTTCCGGAGAGTTCAGTGCCGAATTGTGTAGGAAGTGCCATAATAGTGGTCTCCGGTTTACTTGGTTTCGTCGCAGAGAATCTGGCCAATCTGCTGACCCCACATGCGGGTAGCGTTCATGGACATCTTCACATAGACTTGGGGGACGTTCCGCTTGTCGGGACGTTCGTTGACCCGGACCATCATGTCCTCGGCCGTGACGATTTTCAGCGCGTGCGGCAGGAATGCCATGCAGGCGCGGTAACCGTTGACCAGGGGTAGACGCTCCGAGTGGATGAACTTGAAGCCGGCGAACTCCGACACGCGACCTTCCGCGAGGGCGCGGATGGTGTTGTACCAGATGCTCTGGACCTCATTGACGCGCAACAGGGCGGCCATCTGATTGGCCGACATGGCCAGGTAGATGGTGTCGTCCACGTTGATGGACTCAGTCGCCAGCATCTGGTGCCTCAGGTCCACCATCTTTTGGATGGTAAGATTGCTGGTGGCAGCCGATCCGGTGGAAACGTAGTCGTGAGCAACGCAGAAGCCTTCCGTGGCAACATTGTCCCCTTGGGCAATGGTGCCGGAGGTCTCGCCCACGAAGTTCAGGACGACCGAGCCGTCCTTACTGGTGTAAGCTGGACCGTAGGCGGCAGCGATGATGACGTCGTCCTTTTTGCGGCCAAAGGACCAGGCGGCGGCTTGGGTGATGTCGCTGGTAGGATCAGCGAGGACGCGAAGAAGGTCTTTGGGGTCCACGAGCTTCGCCCAATCGAAGTCTCGCAGGCCGATCCGACGCCGGCCAAAAGGAACGTCGTTGAGCGGCGTATCCCCGTAGCGGGTGGTGACCTCATTCACGTCGTCAGCAATACCCAAACGGTCGTAGAATTGAAATTCTGCGCGCTGGGTGTCACTGGAAACGAACGGCGCTAGACGGGAGCCTTTTTGCTGGTTGATGGCCTGCTCGAGACCGGCCCGGTAAGCGTTGATGTATATCTGGTCGATGGTTGTCGACATGGCGTAAACGATGTTTTGGGCCTATGCCCGGTTTACGGCTGGCTGCCCGGAAGTCCGGACCACCCTGCTATTTCGCGCTACCGAGAGGTATCCACCCCCAGAAGAACCGGACCCAGGTTATGAGGGCTGCCCAGTTCTTATTTGGATGGATACCTCAGTTGGCGGAATAATGCAACAACTATTTTGTTCCCTGAGGCAGGCGACGCATCACCGCCATACGCCGTTCGACGGCAGCCTGGTGGTCCGGGTGGCTGGGGTTCATCAGAATGCTTTGGAAGTTGGTGTCCGACTTGAGGCTGTTCCACTCATGGATGGCCTCCGGCGCAGTGCCCCGCACCAGCGGCTGGCTCCCAAATCGAGGACGGTCCTCCATCATTGCCTCACCAACCTTGATAAATAATCTCACTAACTTGGGGTCATTGCCCAGGCCGGAGTCGCGTAGGTATTTCTGCACCTCTTCTCCGCCAAACTGCAGCACCACCGAACGGGCGACCTCCAGCTTGGAGTCAAACTTGTCCCCCAGCTCGGTGCGAATTTGGCTGATTTCCTGCTCGCGGGCAGTGTCCGCCTTGGCGCGAATGGCGACGGCGTCGCCGGCGACAGTTTCCCCGTAGGTCTTGATCAGCGCTTCCGTCTGCTTCTGAGTGAGACCACTATCATGAAATACTTTAAGGAAGGCCTTGGTCTTTTCCGGATCCAGCGTGACGCCGCCGGGTAGCTTCATCTCCGGCAGCTTGTAGTCTTCCGGCTTGTCCGGGCGTCCGGCCGACTTGTAGAACTCCTGCCATTGCTCCGGCTTCCAATCTTCCCTGGGCTTGAGAATTTTATCCGAGCCGATCATCTTCTGCGCGTTGATGTGGGACTTCACCAGGCCGGTCAGATCCTTATAGTCCTTGATGATGGGATCGCCGCGAATGTCGTCCGGCAACGTTGACCGCCAATCCCCGGTTCCGGAGGAAGGGGCCGCGACGGCGTTGGCGTCACTGAGTAAACTGGCGGAAGCGGCGGCGGCAGCGGCCGCGCCGGCAGCGACCGCAGGGGCCGCGTCTTGAAGGTAGGTGAATCGGTTATTCATGGTCATTTATTCTACTTTGGTTTTTCGAAATCTGCCGCATGATGTCCACCTCCGTGCGGCCCAGGAACTTGAGAATGGACAAAATGACATGACGCTGACCCTCGAAGAACAGGGCCTCGTTGGGGTTGATCGTAAATCGGGGGTTGGTCACGCCATATATGGAGCATAGGTGGGTAAGCACGCGCTCGCCGCGCTCGCCCTTGAACGTCTCCTGATAATCAGAGAGACGATTTAATTGGGCCACCAAATGATCCTTGGTGAGCTGTGGGAGGGCGTCTATATCAAGGTCGTCCATTAACTAAGTCCGGGAATTCCCGGAGTTGAACCACCGCCAGCGGCACGCGCCTGGGCCAGCTGAAGCAAGCCCTGAGCCGCCCCATTCAGGCCCTGGCCCGCGCCGCCCATGCCCTGCCCCATGTTCTTGGCATTTTGGGCGTCCTGCGCGGCCTGCTGCTGGGCGGCCTTCTGCTGGCGAATCTTCACCATGGCGGACATGGGGCGCAAAATTCGCTCGGGCACATCCCGCAGCAGCGCCATCTCCTCGGAGAAAAGGTCCGGGTCGATCCGGTCAAGAATCTCCGGGAACTGCTGGGAAAGTTGAGTAACATCCTGGATAAAGGCAGTGACCGCTGCGGCCTTGCTGCCAAGCTGGGCTTTTGCTGCGGGGGACAGGTAGTTAATAGTCAGGCCGCGCTTCCTGGCCAGCGCAAACAGGTCCGCTGGGGGGTCGGGGAGACGTCTGCGCTTGGACAAAATTTCATAGGACCTGGACAGCATCGGGGCCAGCATCTCCACCTGTAGTCGCCCAATGATGGGGGCCATCATCTGGAGCATCTGGGTCCGATCATCCTGAATCTCCAGCACCGACTGGCGCTCCTTCTTTTTCTCCCTGGACAGCCAGTCGATGTAGAAGGCCTGGTTGATGGCCTGGCGGTACTCCCCCAGGACGTGGTCCCCCAGATCAATTTGGCCCTTAAAGTCCAGGGCCTCGATCTTCTCCGCGCCCGCATCCTTGAAGATCAAGGAGCCGGGGTGTGTTCGAATGGGCAACGCGAAGCCATCGTTGGGCACCACCAGCGGCGGGTCGGTGCGTTTCTGGGCCGCGACGATGATCGTCTTCGCCATGGCGTTCACCATCTGAATATCCGGAAGGCAGTTCCAGCCGGGGGAGCGACCGTAGATTTCACCCGGCATCTTCGACCAGCGGGCCACATGGTAGCACTGGGAGTCGTAGCCGCTGGGCGGAGCCAGCGCCTCCCGGGTGTCCCGGGCCCAATATAGGGACAGGTACCGCTTGTTGGGGCCGTCCATCCGGTCAGGGATGCGATCTGCCCGAGGACGAACAACATGAACTATCACAAACTCCTTCAACTGGTCGCCAGCGGTGAGTTTGGCCAGTTGGGGTGGAACCGAACCGAACTCCTGCTCAATCATCCGGGCCGTCATCAGACAGCGGCGATAGACTGTGTCGATTTGCCCGTGGGCGTTTTCCAGTACGGCGCAATCCGCCAGGGCGAATGTTCGAAACAGGAGGCAGTTCTCGTCCTCGTTCCAGTCCTGGAACACGATGCAGGTGCCAAACACGGATATCTCCAAATAGGCTTCGTGCATGGCCTGGTTGAACCCGGCGGTCACCCGACCGTACTCATCGTACATGATGTCCGCCACGTCGTCCAGCCAGAGACGGGCCTGGTGCGACAACTGGGAGTGCTTGGCCCCGCCGGGCATGATGGAGAACCATCGGTCCACGGGGCTGGTCAGGAAAGAATGCAGGCCGGAAGAAAGTTGGTCCGCCGCCCACGTGGCGGTCGTGTCATACACACGGCCGGTGAGCGGCTCCCCCTTGTAGGTCGGGGGTGCGGTGTCCTGGAACCTTGGGGATGTCGGGCGGACCAGATCCCTCAGTCTCTCCCAAGTAGCGGTCCAAGTCCCACGAGAAGTGAGGACGCGCCCATAATCCACGTCCATCTGCGCCACCAACGGATCAACGATCCCGGAGGTGTCATTAGGCAGCAGGGCGATGGGGTCTTGGCTCATCCGAGTAAAGTTGCTCCGGATCCGGTGGAACCGAGTTGGTCGCCGGAAGCGGAGTTAGCCGCAGCCGCAGTTAGGTAGGTTGATGCGTAGGGTTTGTTCTGCAACTGCGTCAAAAGCGAAGGGTAGCTACCCGCCGCCACCATGGCGGGGGACGAGGCCGGCTGAATCGGCGCGGCAATCGGCGTTACGGCCGGAACGGAAGGCGAGCCTCCACCCATTTTTTTAGTGTGTTAGTGTGATAGTACTTGATAGCTGTGTGGCCCTTGAGGGACCGACAAAAACCCACGTAAGGCAGGTACCGGCAGACACCGGGCATGTACTGAGAAAAGACATTGAGAGGATTGCCGGAAGTAGTCAACGCAAAATAAATAAACCAGGCGTCCGGCTCCCCCTCCCGAAAAGTCAGGCGGTTCACCGGCTCCCCCATGATCAGGTGACCGGGCGCGGCAAAGCAGTATTGTTTCAAAAAGTAGTAGTCAAACGCGACAATCGTCTGGGCGTGGGTGAATCCCAGACTGGTGTGAATCTTGAAGAACTCCTCGAACGGAGCCGTCTCAATGGGTGAAGGGGTCATAATCATTGTCGGAGTGGCTGGGCAGTGCTTCCTTCTCCCGGCCCTTGTGGAACCGGTGGGCCACCGCAAAAGTTCTCAGGGCGTCCGCGCCGTGCGACGACCAGTCGTGCAGCGGCTGATCCTTGAACACCTGGCGGGTGGGATCCCACTCCTTTCGGTAATTACGCAGGCACTCGATGCCCCGCTTACAGTTCTCCGCGTCCATCCAAAACTGGGGCAGAATGCGCCGCACCGCGTCGATCCCGTCGTACACCGACAATTTCGGTGCGACATTAAATCGCAGGCCAAACGATTGCGCCGTCTCCTGCACGCTCTTGCCCGTCCCCAGTTCCTTGGCCACCACGTCGTGGGGGGCGTAATGCCGCGAGTAGACCACGTTGTTCGTGTCGCCCCAGGTCTTCGTGTACTGGACGTAGTGGTTGATCGGCTCCCCGCTGTTCTCGTAGTACCCCACCCCCCGCAGCTCGTTCCGGTACTCCTGCAAAAACCAAATGGCGGTGGCGTCGGCCACCCCCAGGTCCCAGGCGGTGAAAACCGGCAGACTGGGCTCCACTGGCACCCGGCCAATCCGGCCGGCCTTCATCAGCGTGCGCATCTGGCTCTGGTAGTACGCTCCCTGCATGGGGGCGGTGAAAGAACAGAACGCCTCCTGCATGAACAGGGCGTCGTCCCCCAAGTCATGTCGCATCTCACGCAACTGGTCCGGAGTCAGCACTTTTAGGCTACGGGCCGTCTCGTGGGACCAATACCAGTCCTTCCGGTGCTTGGCCTCCTGCACCAGGTCGTAGAAATGATTCTCTCCCCGGGGCGTGCTATTGAACACCGCCCAGCCCTGGTTCTCGTTCAGGATCGGTGCCACCAGCTTCCAGCAGTTGGGATCGGTCAGGGCATACTCGCTGAAAACGACCCCCACAGGGTTGGCACCAACCAACTTGTCCGGGTCGTCTCCCCCAACCACCTGGAAAATGGAGCCATTCTTCAGCACCAGCCGCATCTCGGCCTCGGACTTATGGGCCACCAGCTCCGGCGGGAAGGCATCCAGGAACTTCTTCCCCGACCCATCCATCCCCAGCCAGACCACCCGTCGGGCCTGATTCTGGTACGGCATAATGTAGTAGTACGCCCCCACCCGCATCTGGCTGGCCGTGGCCATCCAGTTCAGGCACATGATGTCCTTGCCGTGGCGTCGGGGCCAGCAGAGCGCAGCCCGCCGGCCCCCGTTCTGCATATACTGCCAGAACGGGAGCTGGTACCAACGGGGCTGCCACCCCTGGGCCGGTAACACGCAATCAGCCATGGGCTCGAATCAGGTGAGACAGGATTTGCGACGCCAGCTCCGACATTTCCGCAATCTTGGCCACGGATCGACGCCCTTCCTCGTTCTTGCGCAAGGTCTCCGCCTCCTGAAGCCCAAGAACCAGGCGCTGGAGCCGGCTGATCGCCGCTTCGCCGGCCTCAACCTTGACCAACAGCCGGCTCAGCAAGTCGCCGAACCCGGGGCACTCGAGCGTGGCCTTGCGGGCGCTGAGTATTGCCATGGACTCAATGGGGAAGTAATAATCCCCCGCCCCGCAGAAAACCTGCATGGTGGACGGAAGTTTCTTCACCAACTCAACAATCTGCACCGCCCACAGGCCCTCCTGCTCGGAAAGCAGGGTGGTGCTAGTCGGTGACAGGGTGGAGACGCTGTCGAACACGGTATGGGTATGGGTCAGAGGTCCTTCGACCTCGGCTCTGGCATTGCTGGGATTTTTTGTGCTCATAGGAAATATCACGCCAAACTATTTAGATGTTTTGGTTCAAAGAAGGGGGACCCCACCTTCGGGGCCTGGGGCAATGACTCACGATTCGTGGTTTCGGTCTTGTCCTCCAGCTCCTGGAACTCGTCGTAGGCGGCCTCGATGACCGGGCTCGTTGGCGAGGGCAGGAGATCCGCCGGTTTCGCCGAGCGGTAATCCGACACCACGACACTGACGTTGTGGTGCAAATCCGCCTGCATGTCAATGGCCTTTAACGTCGGGGCCAGAAACGGGGTCAGGAACTTGCACAACCCGATATACTCCTCACGCTCCTTGGCGCTGGCCAGTCGGCCGGCCACCCGCTCCCGCAGCTCCACCGCGTGGTGCAACATTTCCTGGATCGGGTTAAAATTAAGCTCGTCGCAGAGCGCCCCAATCACCCCGCGAATGGCGCTGGGGCTCTTGGCCTTGGACAGCAGGTGCTCGGTGCGCTGCAATTTCTCCGTTTTCGCCTCCAGCTTCCGGTCAATGATGAACATCTTCTCCATCTTGCCCTTCCTCCGCTCCGCCGCCGCCGCGATCCGCTGGTCCAGCATCGCCCGGCGCGCTGGCGTCATCACATAGTTGTAATGTCTCTTCTTTTTCTTTTTCTTTTTGACCGGTGGCGGCAAAGACCGCCCCAGGTCCGGTGGTGGGGGGCTATTTTCGTCCATTTTTCCTAAATACGCCACGTTTGGCCCAAAGTCAAGGGTTCTTGGCTCCTGGACTTTTCATAATACAAAAAGTCGTCCGGCCATTTTACCCAAAACCTAACGGTTCTATACATCGTTAGTGAGAATCAGTCGCATGACTGGAGAATTTTGGACCTGGTCAAAAAGTCGTGACATTTATCTTATGGAGCCACCAACGACTTACGTAATCCTGACTGCCGATCCCAGCTTTTTTGAATTTTTTTATTTTTTCATTTCAAAAATATTACTCCAAAAGTCTGGTATTCCTGGTATTTCGGTTTTTCCTGGTGTTTTTCCACCCCCTGTAAGTTCCTGGTGGTCAATCCAATAGCATACCTTTCCTAGGGTCCAATAAAGTGGCATACCTCTGTTCAGGTGAACAAAGTGTTAATAACTACAGATGGATTAGGTTGTAAAAAATACAACTCCTTTGATAATCAATTACTTTTGAATCTCGTCCTAGGGTAGAAAAAAGTGGCATAGCACTTAGAAAAGTTTCAGTCAACTCTGGTCAGAAACCCCCTGTTTTTTACAATTGCCACAATTGGAGCCAAGGTCAATTGTGACAAAGTCTTAATGAAATCTTAACATCTTCTTGGAGATTTTCAAAAAGCCAACCTAATCTTGGGATCGTTATGTTGTTTTAGAATCAAAAATTGTGTTGGTGGGTCCCCACCACAACAACCTGGAACCAAAGTTCCCCAGGGGTGGTTCTTGGCCCATTGCTCTTGATTCAAGGCTCAGCATAATGAACCAAGGATCGTGGATTTTGGTTCATATCAACATATATTGATGCGTTGATTCAAGAACGTTGGATGTGTTGATTCAAGAACGTTGGATGTGTTGATTCAAGAACGTTGGATGTGTTGATTCAAGAACGTTGGATGTGGTGTTGTAGTCACCACGTCCAACAGACAAACAACTCTGTCTATGTAAACAGACAACTCTGTCTACATCCAGCACACCGTGCTGGTTAATTGGCGTCGCATTGATGGTGTTGTAGATCAGGTCGACCTGACCAACAACACTAACATCAAATGAACATCGAATCCATCAAAACCAAACTCACACTGACACCCGACCAGGCTGAACACGCCAAGACCCTTGGTCTACAAGCCTTGACCGGCACAGCTATCTGTGCTGGCGTCTACTTCCTCTGGAAGGGTGCGCTATTCAAGGCCGCTGCCTGTGCTGTTGTCGGCATCGGTAGCGCGGCTCACAGCAGCGCGCGCGAACTCCAGCAAACCATTAGGGTCATGCGTGGAGTCCGCAGGGTCATTCCTGAACCCACTGTGGGCTAATGTTCCACGTGGAACATTCCACTTGTATACACTTGCGCAGTCTACCAGACAACTCTGTCTGGGGGGCTGCGCATTTTGTGTTGTTATGAATAATACAACATCTCAAAACACCATGAAAATCCTACACAAAATCACGGGCGCGACTCTCTTTGAGAGCGACCACAAGACGATGAGAGAAACGGTTATCGCCGCCAATTCGAGCGGGGCCAATTTGAGCGATGCCGATTTGCGCGGGGCCAATTTGAGCGAGGCCAATTTGAGCTGGGCCAATTTGAGCTGGGCCGATTTGCACGGGGCCAATTTGAGCTGGGCCGATTTGCACGGGGCCGATTTGCACGGGGCCGATTTGCGCGGGGCCAATTTGAGCGAGGCCGATTTGCACGGGGCCGATTTGCGCGGGGCCAATTTGAGCGAGGCCGATTTAAGCGGGGCCAGTTTGCACGGGGCCGATTTGCGCTGGGCCGATTTGAGCGATGCCAATTTTCGCGAGGCCAAATGGCGCTGGGCGAAGGCGTAACCCTGAACATTCCACTCGTATACACTTGCGCAGTCTACCAGACAACTCTGTTTGGTGGGCTGCGCATTTTGTGCTGCTATGAATAATACAACATCTCACGAAATAACTGGGCTGACGAAAACTGATGCACTGATCCTGGAACTCATTGACCAGGCCGACGACCTCGACACCATCTTCACCCGCATGATCTTCACGGGTGAATCGTACCTCAATGCCCGAGCCGGCTTGCTGGCCATGGGCATGCTCAAAACTCTGTAACCACAGCCCCACCGGGAATAATTTTCCGGTTGTTTTGTCTATATCATGTTCTACACCATATACTTCCCTGTGGTATTACTACTCGTTGTGGCTTTATGCTTCGTCGTCTCTGACAACGATGATCACTACGGATAGGCTGCGCATTTTGTTGTTGGTATTGGGCGACGTTCGCTCAGCGCCATTCACATCAAAACACTACTCACATGAACACTGAAACAAATCCTTGGGCCCTGAAGCCCATCTATCGGTTGATGACCATTCTGGCGGTCATTGCCACGTTCAATCAGCGCCGTCCGGTCATCTACGTATCGGCGTACTTTGACGACAAACCTGATCAGCCGCAAACCGCAAGCTATTGGCTCCATACGCCTCAATCCGAGTCCATTACTTGGGATCAATTGGCGGCGCTGTTCGACCGTCCACTCCACAATGCGGATGAACGAACCGTGTTCCT